GCGCTGGGAGCAAGGCGCCCGCGCAGTAACGCCCCTCGCCGCGGCGAGCCTTGGGCTCCTAATCAAGGCGCATGGGCCGACCCGCAAGGCGACCCGCGGCCGAAAGGCGGCGGCGCATGAAGGTTAGCAAGTGGGCAGGGCCGCGCGCCTTGCCATTTTACGTCAAGTACCGCGACGCCGACGGCCGCCAGAAATATCCGGCGTTCAAGACGCACCGCGAGGCCACCGCGTGGCTTGAGACGCACGGTCGGCGGCTCCGCGCGGCCCGCGGCCTCGTGCCGCTCGTCGACCCGTCGAGCACGGTCGCCGTGTACGGGGCGCACTGGCTCGAGGCACTCGAGGGCGCCGTTAAGGCGCGGTCGCTCGCGAGCTACGCACAGCAATTCGCGCGCTACATTCGGCCGCGGCTCGGGGGTCGGCCGGTTGCCGAGCTCACGCGGCCCGAGCTGCGCGCCTTTCTCGTGCAATGCCGCAAGCGCGGCGTCGGCGACCCGACCCGCAACCGGGCCCCGCGGCCCCTCGCGACCGGCTCGATTTACGCGGTGTATGCGACGGTGCGCGCCATGCTCAACGCCGCAATCGAGGACGGTTTGCGAGCCGACAATCCCGCCGCCCGGCTCGGCAAAGTCTTGCACTTGCACCCAAGCAAAAAGGCGCGGCTTGCGGCCATTCTCAAACGGGCCCTCGACCGGGAGCAAACGCGGCGACTCCTCGAGCATTGCCGCACCGCCGAGGCCGCATGGTATCCGCTCGTGCTCCTCCTCGCCCGGACCGGCGTGCGGCTCGGCGAGGCGCTCATGCTGCGCCTCGGGGACTACAACCCGACCGCGCGCACGCTCCGGGTCGAGCGGGCATGGAACGCCACACACAAGCGCGAGGAGGAGCCGAAACACGGCGCCCGCGTCGTCGACGTCTCGCCCCAGCTCGCCGCCATCCTCGACGCCCATAGTGCCGGGCTCGTCAAGGTCGTGCGCCTCGAGGACGGGGCGCCGGTCGTCGAGTGGCTATTCCCCTCGGAGGCGGGGACGATGCTCGACGGGCGGAACGTGCGCCGCGCCCTCGCTCGGCTCGCCGGGCACGCCGGGCTGGGGCGCGGCCTCGGACCGCACGACCTCCGGCACACGTTTGGCTCGCAGCTCATTGCCGCGGGCAAGTCGCCTGTCTACGTGCAACGGCAAATGGGGCACGCGAGCGTCGCGACGACCGTCGACCTCTACGGCTCCGGGCTCCCGCTTGAGGACCGGGCCGGCGTCGCCGCGCTCGACGACGCGGCCCCTGCAACCAACCCTGCAACCACGGGCCGGCGGGGGCGGGCATGAGCGATCGGCAACAGGAAGATCGCGACCTCCACGATATTTGGCGCCTAACGGCGGAGGTCGTCACGGCCCGGCGCGAACGCGACGAGGCGCGGGCGAAACTTGCACGGTACGACCCCACTGCAGACACGGAATATCATCCGCTGGTCATGAATCTCCGGGCGCAACTCGGCGATGCCATCCGTGAGCGCGACGAGGCGCGGGCGCTGGCGCGGCGGCTCGCGGCCGCGTTTCGCTCCGTGATGCCGGTTGGGAAAATGACCCCCGGGGAGACCAAGTTGCTCGCCGCCTTCGACGCCGAGCCGTGGAGCAACGAATGACCAACCCTGCAACCAAGGGCCGACGGGCGAGGGCGTAATGGCTTGCCCAATTTGCGGCGCGAATTGCCGCTGTCGGAAACGTGGCGAGGGCGGCATGTGTTGCTCGTGCCACAAGCATAGGGCCTGCGCGACGCGGCTCGGCGTGAGCCTCGAGCGGCTCGCCGAGGCGCACCGCACGAGCACGCCCCTTGCAACCATCCCTGCAACCAAGGGCCGACGGGGGCGGGCATGAAAGGCCGCGCGAGCGTACAGACCATGCGCCGGTGGGGCCTGCGCTGGCGCACGATCCTACGGTGTCTGCTTGGGTGGCATCGGATGCCGCCGTGGCGGGGCCGCTGCGGCCGCTGCGGCGCGCGGCTCGAGCCTCATGGTTGCAGCGTGGTTGCAGGAAACGCTAAAACGGGCCGCCGGCGGGGTCGGGCATGACGCAAGCCCTCGGATTCGTTAGTGGGCCGCGGAGGGATCGAACCTCCGACCCGCTGATTAAGAGTCAGTGCGAGGCCCGACCGGCTCGGCCGAGCCGGCGGGTGCGGGTCGCTAAATGCGCGGCATTGCTCACGACCCGCCCCCGGTAACCGGCGCCGCCCCGGCCCGAGCCGCACGGCTCGGCGCCCTCGTGGTTGCAGCGTGGTTGCAGGATTGTCCGAAACACGGGTCGGAAGTGATCCCTATGACGCGGAGGCGGCGGCCATGTGGGCGCGGTTGGATGACGCCATCTTGGACAACCCGAAAATCATCGCGGCGGGCCCCTTGGGGTTTGCGCTCCATGTCGCGGCGATTACGTGGTGCGCCCGCAACCTCACTGACGGGTTTATCCCCAAGCGCCGGGTGACGCAGCTCCTCGACCTCGGGAGCCTGCGCGTGAGCGAGGCGACCCCCGGGCGCGTGCGGCACGGGTTATCCACAAGCGACGTCGCCGAGGACCTCGTGCGGATTGGCCTCTGGCACGACCATGGTGTCTCATGGGAACTGCATGATTTCCTTGACTACAACCGCACGCGGGCCGACGTGCTCGCAGAGCGTGAGCGGCGGCGCCTCCGGGTTGCGCGACACCGGAAACGCGCACGTAACGCCGTTACTAACGCGACTGTAACGGGCGTTCCCGTACCCGTACCCGTACCCGTACCTCAAGAACTAACGCTCGCTTCGCTCGCTTGCGCACCGCTGCGCAGTGCGCAGTGCGCACTCACGCATGAGTTTGACGAATTCTGGGATGCGTATCCGCGCAAATGCGACAAGCAACGCGCACGCAAAGCGTGGGCGAAGCTGCGCCCGCCGCCCCTCAGGGCGATCCTCGAGGCGCTCGCGTGGCAGCGCGAGCTACCCGACTGGCGCAAAGACGACGGCGCATATGTTCCCTATCCGGCGACGTACCTGAATGGCCGGCGCTGGGAAGACGAGCGCCCCCCCGACCCCATGGCCGCGATGGTGGCCCGCTTCAAAGCCGAGGAGGCGGCACAATGACGGCCGAAGATCTCCCCAGCTTTGCCACCGAGCTCCGCGCCGCCTCGGCGGTGCTGGGCCGCCGCTTCGCTGACGACGTGATCGAGGCCTACTTCCGGGCGCTTCACGACCTCGAGCTCGGGGCGCTGCTGCGGGCGCTCCACCGGCTCGTCAAGACGGCGGAGGCGGGGACGCGCTTTCCGACCCCCGCCGAGCTGCGGCAACGGGCCGGCGGCACCGTGACGGCGGCCGACGCCCCGCTGTCCGACGTCGCCCTCGAGCGCGTGCGGCAAGCGGTCGTGACCGCGCTCGGCCCGTGGCGCGATACCGACGCCGACCATGGGAGCGCCCGGCCGACATTCGAGGCGGCATGGAAGGCGGCCCGGCGGCGGGAGGGTTGGGGCGGCACCGTGACGCAGCGAGAGGCGCTGTGGCAAGACTGGCTCGCGGGCGGGGAGCCGCTCACGAAGGCGGCCGAGAAACGGCTTATCGAGTGGGCTCTCGCCCGGCGAGGCCAGCGGCGCATATGCTCGTGAACGGCTCACGGCCGGTCGTGCTGGTCGAGCTCCGCCGCCCGCCGCGGTGGCGGGCCCTCGCCGTCCTCCTCGGGCTCTATTGCGGGCGGTGCGGGCGGTGGTGGCGCCATGCGCTTATCTGCCCGCGCTACGGCCGCCCATGAGGCGGGTTCTCGGTATCGACCCGGGCGCCCTCGGCGGCCTTGCGGTCTTAGATCTCGACGAGCACGGGCAAGCCTTTGCCGCCGAGCTCTACCAAACGCCCCGGGTCGAGGTCGTGCGCAACCGCAAACGGCGCCTCGACTACGACCCGGCGGCCATGCGCGAGCTCCTCGCCCGCACCATCGACGGCCGGCCCGTGCCGCTGCATGCCGTCGCCGTCGGCCTCGAGGCGCAAGGGGCCCGGCCCGGGCAAGGGGTCGCCTCGAGCTATCGCACGGGCGTCGGCTTTGGCTTGTGGCTCGGGCTCCTCGTCTCGGCCCGGGTCGCGTATCACGTAGTCACGCCGCAAGCCTGGAAAGCGCACGCCGGGCTCCTCGGCGCCGACAAACACGCCTCGCGGCTCCGGGCGCAAGAGCGCTTTCCCTTCGTCGGGGCGATTGCGCCCGCCGACGAGGGCCCCGCCGAGGCCCTCTTGCTCGCCGCGTACGTCGCGGCGACCCGCACGGAAGGAGCCGCCCATGCCTCGAGTCGAATTCGACGCCGACCGCGTCCAGCTCGCGACGCGCATCCCGAGCCCGCTCCACCACGCCATCAAACTGGCGGCGATTGACGAGGAGGTCAGTCTGCGCGATTGGGTTGCCGACGCGCTCGAGACGCATTTGCGGCGCTGCCAGGGTCGGGATGGCAACGAGAGTGCCCCGGGAAGGCCCCCAGTTACGGCTAGAAAGCGTACGCAGGGGGCGGCATGAGTCAGGATGCCCCCCGGGTCGCGCGGAGCGTACAGGAGCCATGCAATGTGTTACAGGGTGCGACCAAACTTTGCGCCCGCTGCCGGCAACGCTTCCATGCCCAGCGCTCGACCGCGCGCTACTGCTCGCCCCGCTGCCGCGTCATGGCGTGGCGCATCCGCCAAGGCGGGGGCGGGTGACGCTCGGCCTCGCGCTCCACGTCGTGGCGTGGGGCGCCGTGGCCTTGGCGGCGGTCGGCCTGGTCTACGTCGCCGTGGTGGCGGGGGGTGCCTTGGTTGTGGGCATCGCGTGGGTACTCGAGGCCTTCCGCCGACGCCACGATGGCCCCTAGGGCTTGCCGACCCGTTAGCGTAACAGGTAGCGTCTAGAGGGTATGGTCGCGCTTGCTGTCTGGCTCGTCTCCGCCTTTGTCGTCGCGTACTCGGCGGTGATTGCGCTCTATGCTGTCGTCGCTGCGGCCTTTGTGCCCTTCCTCGTGCTGGGCGTGCTCCTGAGCCCGCTTGTCATGCTCGTCTACGGGCTCCAGGAGGGCCACCGCGAGCGGCTGCGCACTCGAGGCCGCTACTTTGGGCCGTTGCCTAGGGCTGGGGCTTCGGCTCGTTTGCCTCCGCCGCCGCCGTATAGAGCGCCGTCCTGCCGGCTCCAGTCGCAAGCCCGGTCGCCCCGCGAGTGACGGCCGCTGCTGTCGGCGACATGAGGACCTGACGCGCCCACGGTTGCGCGATCGGGACGCCGATCTTGGGCAGTAAGAACTTCGGCGAGCTCTGCGCCGCGCTAATGAGCTGCGCAATGTCGGGTGATTGGTCGCCAAAGAGTGCCGTGCGATAGTTGACCGGGAGCGCCTCGTAGGCATCGCCGACGTACTTGACGGGGTCGACGGCGGTGCGCGCCCCTTGCCGCACGGAGGCGAGCCACGCACGCCCGACGGCGGCGCGGGCCTCGGGGGTCCCCTGGTTGACGATGGCGTCAAGCCCTTGCTGGCCCTCGGCGTGAAGCCACGGCTGGAATTGCTCAGGAGCCGCGTCGGCCGCTTGGTGGAGCACGCTCCGCGTCGGCCCGGTACCGGCTTGGTCGCTCAAGTACTGTTGCCACGGTCGCGCCGCGGGCGTGCCCTCAACGCCGGCAGAAATGGCGTTGCGCGTGTTGGTCCCCAGTGTGTTCAGCTCGGGGATTTGAGCGTCGCTCGGCACGCGCGACGCCCACGTGTTCAAGTGCCGCTCGGCGCTGAGCACGTTTGTGAGCGGTTGCGGGCCGCCTTGCGAGATCGGCGTCATGTTTTTATCAAACGTGGCGAGCTCGGCGTCGGTCGCCCCTTGGCGGGCCAGTGCCGCCCGCGTTTGCGCGACGAGGGGCGGCAAGCTGTCGGTATTGATGGGCGCGTCGGGTGCCGCCGTCCCGACCCGGATAGACGTGGTCGCGTGGCCCGCCTCGATATCCTGCGCGACGGCGCGTGCGGCGCTTTGCCCGGCCCGGATCGTGCCGGGCTCGCCCCCGAACGCGCCCGTGGTCAGCACCGGGGCGTTGGCGGCACCTGAGACCGCCTCGCTCCCAAGGGGCGCCGCAATCTTCCGCGCGGCCGGGAGCACGAGCGGGGTCGCGACTTGCACGCCGGCCTCGACGGGCGCCACCGTGTTGGCAAAGGTGACCGCGCGTTCGAATGGCGTCGGGGACCCGGGCGGCGGCGGCCCGTAGAGGTATTCCTCGCCTTTTGCTTGCCCGTACTCGCCCGCGCCACCGCCGAGGCCGGCCCCGAGCGCGGCTAACCCGGCTTGTGCAAACGGCCCGAGCGGCCCGAGAAACATCGTCGCGACGGCGGGGAGCGCGAGTGCACCGGCGGTCGCCAAGCTGGACGGCACGAGATAGCGCGCCGTCGGTCGCGCGGGCATCGCTTGCTCGACCGCTTGCGCGGCGCTCGCCGCAGCTTGCTCCCCACGCGTCGGCGCCCACGCGGGCGCGGGCGACGCGGCGGCCTCGGGCGGGGGCGCGGCGTCGGGTGGCTGGCGCGACACGGATGGCGCGGCGGGCGTCGCGGGCAGCAGCGTAGCGCCCGTCGAGGCGACATGGTCTTGCAGCTCGCCCCACGTCGGCGCGCGGTCGGCGACCCCCCCTTGCGTGCTGACGGAGCCGTCGGGATTTTGCTGCATGTAGGAAAACTGGACGGCCATGGGCGTGGCCTATTGAATCGTCCAGGTGGCCGTCGGCGACCATGCGGGCGCGCCGGGCGGGGACGCGGCCGGCGGCGTGGTGGTCGGTGGCGTTGTACTTGGGGGTGTCGTCGTGGGTGGCGTGGCGCTCGGGGGCTGCGTCGTTTGGAAGGAATCGAGCCGACGCTGTTTCCGCTCATCATTCATGTTTTGGAGATAGGCGTCTACGTCTTTGCTGCTTGTGGAGCCGACGGTGCGCCCGGCGAGGAAATCCCGCAACTGAATTGAACTGTCGATGCTGTCACGATAGTTTTGTAAGTTTTGCTCGAAGGTTGCTGGCTCCTGCCACGCGCTTGGGAGCACACTCTTGAGGGCCGTACGCTCGCTCGGCATGAGGGAGCTCCCGCTCGGGAGCCCGAGTTTTTCCCCGATCCATGAGCCACCCTCGACCGGGACGCCCAGTAACGCGAGGTCGCTATTGAAGCGCGCCACGGCCGGGTCAGCGGCCCAGACCTGCTTGAGCTCTTGGCCCCCGTGGCGGAGGAGCCCAAGATAGTGCGAGCGGGTCGCCGCGTCGGGGAAATCGGTCAGAAATTTATTGAGATTGTCGCGTGTGGTCGTGAGCGCCAGATACCCCGGGCCGCCACCCTCGAGCATGGCCTTTTGCGTGCGTTGAATCTCCGCCGTATCCGTCAGCTTTTGCCGGTCAAGGTAGCGCTGCGTTTGCCAGTAATTCCACACCTGTTGCTGGTTTGCGGTATCGAGGTTGGTAATCCCGTTCCACGTGAGATTCGCGCGCACATCGGCGTTGCTCGCGTCGGGTGCGCGGAAGGTTTGCTCGCCCTCGGCCGTGCGGCGGGTCTCGCCCGTCATAGGCATTTGTTGCCCGGGCGGATAATTCTGCGGCCCCGTCAGCACGGTCGGCCCCGTCGCGGCCGGCCGGGGTGGTGGCAGCGGAGGGGGCGTCGGCGACTGTACGACGGGCGGTTGCGGCACGGTGGGAATGTTGAGCTGCGGGGCGGTCGGTCCCGTATCGACAAACCCGGCCGACGGAAACGCGATGGTGCGGTCCTCCGCCGGCGCGGCCGCTGCGAGCTGGACGGGGGCAGCGCGGTCGCTCCGAATCGCGTTCACGGGCGCCATCCCCTCATCTGCTTGCTTGTGCCCGGGGTTGACTTCGCCGTGCCCGTAGACGGGCGTATTCGGGTAGTTGGTCGCAATGAAGTTCCGGGCGGAGGCGATTTGCGCGGGCGTCACGTCGTTGTTGTCGCGGGCCACGAGCTCCATCCCGAGCGCGTTGCGATTCGAGAGCCCGGGCGCGATGCCGCCCCAGCGGTCGTTGGGCTGCATGTGCGGCGACCCGGGCGCGCCATAGGCGTAAATCGTTCCGTCTCGGTCCATGAGATATTCGGAGCCGAGGCCGCGGTCTTGCAGCGTCGCGCGCAATCCTGCGAGCGTCGTGCCGCCGGAATGGTGGAACACAAACCCTTGCGGGGCGGGATAGATCGGAACGTTTGCTGCCGCGGGAGTTGGCGCAGCGGCGGGTGGTGGGGCGGCGCTTTCGAGCTCGACATGCGGCACGATGGCGTCGCGGTCGAATGGCGACGACGGGGGCGGCGGTGGTGGCGCCGGTGGCGGTGCGGCGGCGGCGGGCGGTGGCGGAGGTGGTGCGGCCGGTGGCGGCGCGGGCTGCTGCGGCGGGGTCTGCGGATAGGCATAGCCGCCCGCGTATGGCCCGGGCTGCGGTGGTGGCGTCGGCGGGCGCGCGGGTGGTGTCGCCGGCGGCCGCGGCGCGGTGGCTGGCGGGGTCGCGGGCGGTGCGCCGGCCTGTTGCACGTTGGGCGGTTGCGCCGGCGGCGTCACTTGCTGTTGCGTCGCGGGCTGCGAGAGCAAGAACGTGCCGCGGCCCGAGGGCACGACTTGCCACTGCGGATTCCCGGCCGGGATATTCGCATTGCGTGCCGCGGCGGCGGCTGCTGCCGAGGCATACGTCGGATACTCTTCCGACGTAACCGCCGAGAAATTGTATGGGCTCCCGACGTTGGTGGTCATGCCCGGGATATCCAGCTTGACGACCGTGCCCGGGCCGCCGAGGGCTTGCATCCGCTGGGCGGCCCTCACGGCCGCGTCCTGTTCTTGCGCGTTGAGCGGGATGCCGCCCGCCATTTTGAACTGTGCGCGTTGCGTGGGGTCGGGCGACGTCACGCCGATTTCCGTCGTCGCCAGCCCTTGCTCCTCAAGCGCGGTCTTGGGCGCGTAGGGCGACAAGTACGGGTGCCACATGCGGGGCGTGCCGGGCTCGTAGCCGGGGACGTTTTGCGCCGTCGGCGTCGGGAGCTGCGGTTGCACGCCGGGCGCTGGCGGGCCGGCCCCGCCGACGCCTGGGTAGACGTAGCCACCGGCCCATGGCCCCGCTGCCGCGGCGGGCTGCCCCGCGGCGGGCGGCCCGAGGGCGTCACTCGGGGGCGCGACGCCGCCCGGGGCGGGGAGCTGCGGCAATGCGGGTGCCGCACCCCTCGAGCCCGACACGCCAAACACGCCCGCCGCAAACGGCGAGCCCTCGAGCGACGCCCGGAAATTCGGGTCCTGCAACATGCGCTGCCGATTCATTAAGTAGTTGCCGAGCCCGCCCGACTTAATCGTGGTGAGCGCCGCGAGCGTGCCGACACCGTAGCCGGCGACGTTCTTGAGCGTGTCAAAAACGGGTGAGTCGCCCATCTAGAACGCCTTGAACAGCTGGCCAATCATGCTCATGATCGGCCCCGACCCCATCGGGGGCGCGCCGCCCGCGACCACTTTCGGCCCCTGCAACGGTTGCACGCCGGTGACGCCGCCGACAATCGGCTGGAAGGACATGCCGGCGCCGCCGCGCCGCCCGGCGTTCATTTGGTCGAGCGCTTGCAAGAGGCCGCCAACGCCTTGCCCGAGACTCGTCGCGGCGCTCGGGTTGGCATACTGCTGCGGCCCGTGCACAAAGCCCTGCGCCACACTTTGCAGAAACCCGGGGCCCGTAAACGTCGGGCTCGGGCCGACAAGGTCGACGCCCTCGGGCACCGTTTGCCCGAGGGCCGCGATCCGCTCGGCCTCGGTCGGGGCCGCGCTAAAGAGCGATTGCACGCCTTGCCCGACACTCTCGAGCCCCGAGAGCGCGGTCTTGCCAGCGCCCCCAAGCACGGAGCCCGCAGCGCTCTCGAGCCCGCTCCCGACGGCGCCGGCGGCGCTCTCGAGGCCGCTGCCAATGGCGCCGAGCATCCCATACGCCCGCGCATGCGGCGGGCGCCGCGTGCGATGATACCGCCGGGAATCGTCGTGCCTCATAGGTATTGCTGTTGCTTGCTCGAGCTCGCGACTTGCGGCGACGTCGCTTGCAGCATGGACAAGCCGGGCGACATGCCCGCCGTGAGCAAGTTTGTGAGATTGCCCGCTGCCTGCATGGGCAATTGATATTGCTGCATGAGCGTGTTGCCATACTGTTGAATGGCATTAAATTGCTGCTGCGCGAGCTCGGGGCCGGTCATGGCCATCGCCGCCCCTTGCTGCGCGGCTTGCCCGAGCTGCCCGCCGCCTTGCTGAATTGCCTGCAAATACGGGAGCATAGTTTGCCCGAGCGCGGCTTGATTCTGTGCCGCTTGCTGGACGTTGGTGCTTGCGCCCTCAAGCCCCTGCAGGCCTTGCTGCTGCAAATTGCCGAGGCTCCCCGCCGCGGCGCCGACGTTTTGCTGTGCTTGCGATTGGATATTCCCGAGGCCGCTGGCGGCGCCCGTCAACCCCTGCAAGGTCGCTTGCCGCTGCGCGGCTTGATTCTGAGCAAACTGGTAAGCGAGATCGCGCGACACGTCGCTCTCGGCTTGCACGCCGGCGCCGCCGGCCTCGAGGCCGCGCGCGGCGAGCCCGGGGCGCACTTGCGCGAGCGCGCGCCGGGCCGCCATCTGATAGAGGTCCTCGTTGGCAATTGGCGACGCGGCTTGCTGCGCGTAGCGCTGCGCCAGCGTGAGCGCTTGCCCCGCGCCCGTTTCGGCTTGGCCCCCCTGCAAGAGCCCTTGCGCACGGGCGAGCTGCGCTTGCGCGGCCTGCATCTGCGGCCCGGTCATGTAGCCCTGCGCGGCCGTCAAGGCTTGCTGCGCGCCCGCCGTGCCCTGCGCGGCAGTTTGCTGCAAACCCGGGAGCATCGCCGACGCTTGCCCATAGAGGTTTTGCGCTTGCTGCAAGGCCGCTTGGTCGGCGCTGAACGCTTGGTTGATACCTTGCTGATACTGCGGCATTTGTGCTTGTGCGGCGGTAATGGCGGCTTGTAACTGCTGCGTCGCCGGGCCGCCCATGGCGGAAACTTGCTTGCCAATGTCGGTTGCGCCGCCAATCACGCCGGGCGCAAACCCTTGGATCTGCTGAATGGCCGACGCGAGCGGGCCCGAGGCACGGCCGCTTCGAATGTCGGCCATGAGTTTCTGATATTTCGGCCCCTGACCGGCGCCGAGCCCGAGGAGAAGCGGCGAGAGCTGCTGGCGACTGATACGCCCGGCAATCTGTGCCGGGAGGCCGCCATACGGCGAGACAACCTGTGGCGTCGTTTGTTGCGAGCCATACGCCCGCGTAAACGTGGGCGGCCGCGTGCGATGATAGCGGCGGCTATCCTCATGCATGGTCGTGCTCCTCGAGGCCGCACCATGTGGCCACGTCGCCGAATGGCGCCACATAGCGGCGCGCGGTTTCTTGCCACCCACGCCGTTGCCATTGCCGGTCGCCGGGCACGCTTTGGCACTCAACGTGCGTCACGCCGTGGGTGCGAAGAATCGTGAGCCCGGCGCGCACGAGCTCACGGCCAATCCCTTGCCCGCGCGCCGGCGGCTCGACGTAGAACCATTCGACGAAACACACGGTCGCCGGCCGGCCGACGGGACGCGCGCATACCTCCCCCACGAGCAACCCCACGGGCGCGCGGTCGGCGGCCAGCACGGCGACCAAGCTGGAATCATGTGCAAGCCGCTCGGCGTAGCCGGCGGCGACATAGGCGGCGGCCTCCTCAACGTGCGGAAAGACCGGATACGCGGCCGGGAAGGTGCGTTGATGCTCGCGCATGAGAGCGGCGAGTAAGAGCTCGAGGTTATGCCGGTCGCTTGGCTCGGCGGTGCGGATCACGAGACTCACGCGCGGCCCCCGGCAACGAGTTTCGGCCGCGGGGCCGCCCGCCGCCGCCGGCGCCGTTTGCGCGGGGCCGCGGCCGCGGGCGGAGGAGGAGGGGCCGGCGCCGTCGAGGTCGCCGAGGTGGGTTGGTCGACGGCGGGGCGCTCGGCGACGCCGGCCCGCACGGCCTCGAGCGGCAAGGCATGGTGCACAAGGAAGGGCACCCAACCCCGGGCTTGCCATTGCGTGTCGCCCGCGATGGTCGCGAGCTCGACGTGCGACACGCCGAGCGCCTCGAGGTCCGAGACGCCGAGCGCAACGAGCTCGCGGGCGAGGCCGCGGCCGCGGTGCGTCGGCGCGATATAGAGCCAATGCGCGGAGCCAAACACGCGCGGCTCCCCCATCATACGCTCAGAGATCTCTCCGCCGAGAAACCCGACCAGCTCTCCGCTGTCGTCGTCAACGGCGACATAGAGGAGCACGGTTGGATCTTGCTCAACGTGCCGCGCGGCCCACAGCGTAAAGCTGTCGAGGTCGGCCGGCCCATACGCCGGATATGTCGGCGCCTCCGTGGCGGCCAAGTCGGCGAGGAGCGCCGCATACAGCCGGCGGAGGGCCGGCACGTCGGCGAAGACGGCGCGGCGAATCACGGCGGCACGACCTCGCCCGGGTCGGCGAGCCCGAGGAGCTCGTCGAGAATGGCGAGCGCGCCGCGGTAGCGCTCGACGCTTTGCATGTGCACGAGGAGCTCGGCGTGCACGGCGTCACGCCGCGCGCGAATCGTGGCGCGGTCGAGGGCCTCGAGGCGCTCGCCGCCGTTTAGATCTTCCGCCGTCATGCCGGCCCCGTGCGCGCGTTCCAGGCGTCGCGGCACGCGTCGGTGTCAAAGTCGAGCACGACGAGGCTATCGTCGGCCGTCACAGTGACCGGGTCGCCCGAGACGTAATGTGTGTGCACAATCTGCGCCCGTGCCCACCCGCTCGGGTCCTCCGTGGTTGCGCCACACGTCGCGCACGTAAACGTCGTCGCCATTAGCCAATCTCCTGCGCTACGAGGTCCCCGTATTGCGTGGCGATGATGGAGGCCCCGGTCCCGCTCTGTACTTGGATACGGAGGTCGTAGGTATAGGTCCCAGCCGCCACGTTATCGACCCACGAAATCGGCGACACCGGGACCACGACTTGTGCCCCACCGCTCCCGATGCGTTGCCCGAACGAGACAACCGGCGCGCCATTGCGCCAGATGGCCGTCGTAATCATGACGTTTCCCGAGGTCGATGACGACGTGTAGTAGAACGAATGCAGAAAATGGAGGTGCACCGCCCCGCCCCGCGTCGTGATCGCGGGCAACGTGTAGCAGAGCACGACGACGTCATACGTCGTGATCGTCAGTGCGGTCGGGCTGAAGTGTTGTCGCGCGCCGGTTGCCGCCCCGCCGCTGATTTTCCCGGCGTTGTTGATCGAAAAGATATTCACGTAATTGAAACCGCCGGCGGGCGCGCGGTAGAGCTCGACTTGGTCATTTGGATAGGCGAGGCGCCATATCCACGCGGTTTTTGTATTGTCTTGGCTCGGCGAGCCCGAGCCATTGGCCATAAAATCCAAGCCGCCCGACCAAGCGCTCACGGAACCGCGCGGCGCATATTCGAGCACGCCCGAGTTGATTGTCGCGACCGCCGGGTTGGGATACTGGCCGCTCAAATCGCCGCCCGCCGTTTTCACGGCCGGGTCCAGTTTCGCGAGCGTGACCGCGCCGTCGGCAAGTTTCGGCGTCGTGACTTGTAGATTGCCAAGATCGCCGGTTGCAATGCCGAGGTCGGCGAGCTCGCGCGTGCCGATTTGATTCGGCGCAATTTTGTCGGCGGTAATTGAGCCCGCGGCAATGTTGACGGTATCGACGCCGCCATTCCATGCGGCGTAAATCGTGTCTAGGTCGGCGTCGACCTCGGCGGCCAAAATGCCCGTGTAGCCTTGCGCGACTTTGCCTTGATACGTCGTCGCATTGCCTTGCTTGGCGGGGCGTTGAATGACGGCCATTAGCGGGTTTCCCTCGCCGACGGTTGTACGCGCAGCTCAAAATCACGGAGGTCGCACCGCACGGCGTCGGTATGCGCCAAGCTGACTTGAAACGCGCGCGCGCGAATCTCAGGCACGGGCAATTCCCATTCCGCTAACACGAGCGCCGACACGACCCATTGCGCCGTATTCCACGCGCTTTGGTCCCACACGCCGCCGAGCGACGCATTCAGCGGGAGGAGGCCGCTCGCCGAGGTCGCTTCATCGCCCGAGACAGTTACGGCGAGCGACGTTTTCGCACTGACGCGCGCAATCACGCGCGCCCGTTTCGCGAGTTTCGGCGTGAGCGGCGCGTTAGCGTCGAGGTATGCCGAGGTCATGCGTGATTGGATCGGCACGGGCGGCACGCCGTCCTCGGTATATTCGTCGGTTTGGTCGAGGCGCAAAATTTGCGCGGGCGCCGTCGAGCTCGAGCCGAGCGTGGCCCATTGCCGATCATCCTCGCTCGGATGATTCGGCGCGCGCGTGCTCGCCGTGTACGCCGGAATCGTATGGGGCCCCCACCAGGACGGCGGGTCGCCAAGGCCGCGGCGGAGGTCAAGCCACCAGTATGCCGAGGGCTCGACGCCGCCCGGCTCCACAATCGCGAGTTTGTAAAAGCCGCGGTGGTAGACGGCCCAACACACGGCCCGGCCGACGGCGGGAATCTGGCGGATTGCACTTTCAATCGGCCAGCCAATGTCGCGCGGCTCGGCGGCCGCGGGCGACAAGAGATACACGCTCCGCTTGCCGCAAAAGATCACGCCAACCGGCGTCGCCACGATCGTGCGGTCACTCGGGCATCCGACCTCGGCCGACATTTGCGTGAGCGACGCCGACGCGTCGCCGACCATATCGCCTTGAAAGAGCCACGTTTGCACCGCGGTAAAAATCGCGAGTGGCGCCGTCGGTTGCATGCTGCCCGAAGATTGCGGAATCACGGCGAGCGCCGTTACGGGGTCATTTAAGTCGCGCGTCAACGCGGTGGCGGGAAAAAACACGCCTTGGTTGAAAATCGTTTGCTCGAGGCCGGGCACAATGACGCTCGAGCTCCACGCGCGTTGCTTCGCCGACCCGACGCCGCCGGCGCCCCACAAGCAACCGCGGTGCCCGACCAAATGCGACCCGCGGCGCGTGACCGTGCTCGGAATTGGCACGGGGTCGCCGTCAATCGACGGGTCGTCATACAACGCGAATTGGTCGGCGCCCGTTGAGACGGGGAGGCCGTTGGGCGTTTGGTCGTGCGCGCCCTCAATCATTTGGTCGGCGCCGGCGACAAACAAGTGCCACAATTCGTTCGCGGCGAGGCCGCCGGTTGGCGCGCGGAACACGAGGCGGGCGCGGCTCGTCGACGGCGTCGCGATCATTTTGGTTGTCGCGAGCCCCGTCCACCGCAACGTGCTTTGGTTGTACGTGCCCCAGCGATAGGAATACGTGCCCGCAATCAAGTTGCTGTTGGGATCGTCGACGAAAACCGCGGTGGCGCCGGTGTCGTTCGCGACGCCGAGCTGGACGAGGTCAATCGCCGCGGCGCCGAGCGGCACTTGTTTAATCGGGTCGCTATCGTTGCCGAAAAAGATATTGTCGCCGATACCGGCGACGCCGTGCCGCGGCGCTGCGGTCGCAAACTTGCCATTCGACACGGCGGCAAATGGGGCGTCGTCGATTGAGACATAAATTTGCGAGCCGCCGGTATCGCCGCTCGCCGGCGCGGCAACGGCATAGAGGTAGCGGTGCCCATCCGAGCCGGTCGTATAGACGAGCGGGTCAATGCGCGTGCCGCCCGGGAAGGTTTGCCATACGGTCGAGCCGAGGCGCTTTGTGAGCACATACGTCGGGTCGGGAATCCAATTGTTGCACCGCGAGAGAAAGCCGAGCGGCACAAACGCCGGGTCAATCGCGAGCATGGTTCCCTGAAAGCGTCGAACGGGAATCGGCGTTTCGCGGTCGGGCGCGCCCGGCATTAGTCGCCTCGGAACGGCCGGCGAAACACGGCCGGGTCGAGCGGAATATCGGCGCGTTGCGAGCGCAGCGGCGCGGCGCCGCGGCGAATCATCCCCAGCAAATTGTCACGGGCCGCGGCCTCCGCTTGTGCGCGCGCGTCGCGCTCGTGCTCGAGCGCAAACACAAACACGGCTTGCACAAGGTAATTGTGGTACGGGAAAACCGGAATATCGGCGGGCTCGTCGGCCGGCACGGGGTCGGGCGGGAGCCGCTTGTAGCGCAACAGGACGTCGATCCGCCGGCCCGTCGGGTCGGGTGCCACGGTCGCCGTGGTGTCGCTCCTCGAGACGGCCCAAAAGAGCGGCACGCCGCCCGTGCTCGAGCCGCGCGCCGGCGTGATGGCGGCGAGCTCCTCGGGCGAGAGCTCGAGCGCAAAGCAATTTGCTTGCGGGCTCCCGTCAATCGCCACGATTTGAAACCCATGGTCATCTTGCGCCGTGACAAAATCGGCGGGCAAGTTGACCGTCGGGCCCGTGAGCGTGAGCGGCGCCGACACATAGAGAAACGGCCAATCGGCGAGCGTGTAGAGCTCGAAAAGATGCTGGGCGAGAAAATCGGCGGCGTCGGCGTCGAGGGCGCGATTGCCCGCGCGGTTTAACGCGAGATCACGGATTTTCTGCCGCGTGTACCGCCCCGGCGGGATTGTCGGCACGAGTCGCGTCCTCCTCCGCGGGCGGGTCGGGCAAGCCGAGCTCTCGGCGGAGCTGCCCGACCGCGTTGTGGTACACTTGGCGTTGCCGTTGCTCGAATTGCTCGCCGGCGCTCAACACGGCGGCGTTATTGGCGTGCAACCGGCGCACGGCGGCGTTGCCGGCAACGGCGAGCGCGGCCTCGAGCTCCTCGGGCGTGCGCGCCGTAAACGCAATCGTGACGTGCTCGCCGTCGCCCGTCACCTTGACGAGCTGCCCGGAAAAGGGCGGCACGGGCGAGCCGTTCCGCGCGGCGGGTCCTCGCGGCATCATGCGCGTTGAATCGCCCGCGCCCGCTCGGCGAGCGGCGAATCGAGGTCAATGGTCGGGTGCTCGCTCCGCCGGTCGTCCATCCGTTGCGCCTCGACGACGCGGGCCCAATGCACGAGCCCGAGAATGGTGCGCGCCTCGCATTCCCATACCTCGTGGCTCCCGTAAAACACGCGCTCGTTGACGCGTACAAATTGCTTGTTGGGAAGCATCGGCACGTCGATGAGGACGCGCGCGCATCCGGGGTGCAGCTCGATATGCTTGGCCCGGCGGAGAATGCCGACAATGCGCCGGGCGCGTTGCTTGCTCGCGTCGTCGTCGTATTGCACGAGGTCGCGCCACGTCTCGTTGAGCGCGCGCACGACCTCGGGCGTCAAGCGGCGGCGCCCCTCGAGCGCCTCGGTGGCGAGGTCCTCTGGGGTGAGCGGCTCGAGTGGCTCGAGCTCGGCGCCGTCGAGCTCCTCGGCGCCGTCGAGCTCCTCGGGCGCCGGCGGCACCGCGCCCGCCGGCGTCATACGAGGGCGACCGGGGGGGCGTCCCATCGGAATCAACCAAAGGCGCTCATGGCTTCGAAGCGCCGGAAAAAGTCGGTATTGAGAATGCACGTCTTGGTCATGAACTTGAATCCGCACTTGCGCCGCTGTTTGAGCGGGTCGGAATCGCTCGCGGTCGCCGGCGTCAAGGTCGTTTCCACGCGCGAGCCGAGCGCGGGCACCGCAAAGGCGCTCTTGCCGAAAATGTATCCGACGTGCACGTTGCCGGTCGCCGGCGGATCCGCTTGCGCCGGGGCGCCTGTCGCACTGTAGCCGACCGACGTGACCGCGGCGGCGCTCGTCACGGCCTTGGCGACCACGCCGACGTACTGTGCGCCGACGGGCTTCAGCACGGTCGTTTGATAGGTCGGCACGGTGCCGCCCTCCGCGCTCACATACACGTTGTACCGCCCCTCGGGGGCCGTCGCCGTGATCGTGTAGCTGACCGTGTACGCCGCCGCGTTGGTCACGTTGGCCGTCGCAATCTGCTTCGTATCGAGCCCCGTTATCGGGTCGGCGAGTGCCACCGTGACCTTGACCGTCGAGCCGGCCGTGAATCCGGTTTCCCCCGTGCCCGGCGTGGCGTTGGTTGCCGAGGCACCGCCGGCGCCAGTCGGGAGGCTCGCCATGATTGGGAGGAGGTTCGAGCGCTTCCACCGCACGCCGCGCCACCGCCCAATCTCGGCATTCATGAGCGCCGTGGTCTCGGCGTACTGATGCGAGAGGACGAATGTTTGATCCTTGGCGAGGTCTTGCTCGTGGTACGGGTCGACGACGCCGGCGTACTGACTGCCCGCAAAGACCGGCGCGCCAAGCTGGCGCAGCGTCGCGACGATGCCCGACACGAAATCCGTGGTCGGCACGTCGCCGGCGGCGAGCGTGCTCCTCGAGGTCTTGCCACCCGGGAACACGACGACGCCGGAACCCATGAGCGTCTTTTGGATTTCCCGGTCCTGCAATTCGGCGCTCGCATTGCCGAGCCGGTCTTTTGCCGCCGTGAGCGCCGGATGCTTGGTTGTCATCAAGGCGACGTCGGAAAGCGACACGACCATGCCCCATTGCTCGAGAATCGCCGTCACCTTGTTGACAATCAACGCGGTGCTATCGGGCGTGATACCCTCGCTCAACGGCGCATTCGGGAGCGGGAGGCGCTCGTATCGCTGCGCGCTGTACGTCTTGCCCTCGCCATCGGGCATGTTGGGCAAGTCGCCGATGTCCTGAAACACGGTCAACTTTTGCGCGATGGCCAAGAGCTCGTCTTGTAACCAAAGCGGCGCGAGGTCATTGACGAGGGTGGTTGAGGTACTAAGCCCCGGATCACTGTAGCTATAGGTACTGCCGGGCATGGCGGCCTCCTCTTAGATCGTGGCGCCCTCGAGCGCTTTACGTTTCTCCTCGAGCGTCATATTCGCGAATTGCTCACGCGTCGGCGGCGTGCGCGGGCCCTTGGTCGGCTCGGGGCCGGCTTTCTGCGCACTCGCCCCGCCCTCCGTCACGGCGCCAGCGGCGGCCGCGGCACGCTGCGCGTGCTCGGCGGAGCGAGCGCGGGCGCGCTCGTCAACCAACGTGTCAACATATTTCGGGTCGTCCATGCGGCGTGCCTTTACGAGCGCAACGGCTTGCTTGCGCGTAATCACTTGGCCGCGTTGCCGGTACTCCATGCGCACGCGGTCGGCCTCCTCGGCTTGCGTTTCGTATTGCGGAATCTCTTGCCGCACTTGTAAGAGGTCGACGACATCGGCCATGCCCTCGATACCTTGCAGCAGCGGTGCTAAGAGCTCCTGCCCGAATGCCGCGAAGATGGGCGCGTGCGATTGCACGGCCTCCTCGTTCCATTGCCCGCCGAGCGTGGCCGCAATCCGTTGCGCGGCGTCGCGCGGGAGGCGCACGAGCGGCGGCGGCCCTTGCTGCGCCATTTGCGGTTGCGGGGCGAGGAGGCGCAACGTGCCCTCGAGGGCCGCACGCTGCGCGCGCTCATGCGCGAGCTCGCCCTCGAGTTTCGAAAACCGCGCGCCCCAATCCTCCGCCGGCGGGGCGCCGGCCTCGGGGGCCGGCGCGTCGGGGGTGGGGCTCTCGGGGGCGGGGGCGGTTGGGTGCTCGTCAGCCATTAGGGTATCGGGTCGTCAACAATGGGGTCGTGCCACCACTCGCGGCGCGGCTCGACGGGTCGGGCGGCCTCGAGCCCGGCGCGTGCCTCGGCGCGTTTGGCCAGCGCCGAGAGCGCCAGCGACTTGACGAAAAGCGGCACAATCAGGCGTTGGAGCTCCTCGACTTGCCCGCGGCGTTTCATGGCCACGTAGGGATCCGTGACGTCGTCGACGAGGAGGACCGCAATGCGCGCGTCGACGTAGGCGCGGAGCGCGGCGTGATACCCGCTCGCCTCGAGCTCGCCGACGAGCTGCGCGAGCTCGTGCGGGTCGACGCCGGCGGGGGCCCCGAGCATTAGAAAGGCACGCTCCCGCGGCGCATGGCCGCCATCGTTTGCCGGGCGCCGCGTTGCCGCATGAGGGGCGACGTGCTCGAGGGCCGCGGCCCCATCGGGGGCGCCTCGAGGCGCTCGGCACGCGGCGTTTCGGCCGCCATCGGCACGCGTCGGCCGACGGGCGGGGGCGGCGGGAGGCGCCCGGGCGGCATGCGCCCCGGCGTCGGCACGGGCCCCGGGCGGCCACGGGTCGGCGTCGCGCGCAGCACGGGGATGGCGAGCGCGACCCGGCCGCGCATGGCGCGCGGGGGCGGCCCGGCCGGCGGAGCCTTGGCGCCTTTCATGGGCGGCACAAGCGCTTTCGCCTTGCCATTCCCCACGGCGCCGCGTTTGCGTGCCATCGTGGGCGGGCCCGTGTGCCACGAGCCCCCGGGGGCGTGTCAAGAGGGGGGCGGCTTAGGTAACGCCCCAAGTTTGCGGCGTAACGCCGTCGGCGCGGCTAATCCGAGCCGGAATCAAGCCAACCAAGGAAAGCAACCAGAGAATTACCGCAATGACAATCACGACCCGGAGCACCTGCTTAATCGCCGGGTCGAGCGGCAAGAGCGTCTCGACCAAGTAGAGAATCAGGCCAATGACGATAAGCACGACGATCAATTGAATTAAGGGCATACTCTCCCCCTCCCGCGCGCTTGACCGGGGTGCCGGCCCCGCCCGGGCCGCACCCGTGTTTCCCGACCCCACACGAGCCCCGCCCGCCGGGCCCACAGCCATGGTGCGTCGGGCCGCAGCCCGCAGCGGCTTGACCGGAGGCGACGCGCGCGGCGAGGAGCACCGCGAGCACGAGCACGTTACGGCCCCGAGCACGCATAGATCACCGTAATGGAGCACGTCGTGCACGCCGTCACATTCGCCCGATAACTACACGTTGGCTGCAACACGGAAACAACCTGACTCGGCGGCACGCTCATGCTCGAGTTGGTCACTTGCGCCCAATTGGTCCCGTCACAGGACATTTCCATAACCACCGTTGCGGTCCCGGTACCCGAGGCTTGCATGACCAGCGCGGGCGCCGCGCGCGCGACGATGATATCGGTTGTCGGCCCTGTCGCCGTGATCGGCGCGGGCGCGAGCGTGCCGCTCGGGCATGTCTTGGTTGCCGCATGCGCCGCCGTCGCGACGAGGAGCACGAGCGGCACAAGGAATTTTGCCTTGCCCGAGCGCAGTTTGCTCAAGGTTTGCGCGAGCGCGGCTTGCTTTTTCGTGCGCGTCGACGCCGTCGAGCTCGGCTTTAAGACTTGCCGCGCATAGCTCGAGGTCGACTTGCCCGCGGCTTTCGCCTTGGCTTTGAACGCCCCGGGCCGCTTGATGGCGCCTTGGATCCACTTTTCCGCCATGATCGCCCCTTCAAAATTTGAGCTGCCCGGCGCGGAGCCGTGCCGCGCCCCGGCGCAGCGCCGCGGTATGCTTCGCCTCTATCTGCCGGCGATAGGTCGGCGTTGCCAAAATGTCGTGGTAACTTTTGTGCCACGGCATGCGCTTTTTTTCTGCCGCCGTAATACACGAGGGGCATCCTTCCGGATGCGTGCCAGAGTGAGCCGCTCGCCTCATTTTTCCCCCCTACCGCGGGAGCCGCGGGAGGCCGCGGAAGAGATCCGACACGTTGCGGGTTTTGCCGACGCGACCTTGCCCAAGGGGCGCCGGGGGCCGAATGCCGAGGAGCGCTTTTGCCTTGTTGCGGGCGTCGCTATGCGGCCGCGCGGGGCCGGCGCCGCGCGGGCCCGTGGCCGGCCCGAGGAGGCGCGCCAGCGCATTGACGCCGGCGCCGGGCACGCCGGGCATGAACGGCCCCGGCGGGGGCCCGACCATGGGCGGGGGCGCCATGGGCGGCGGCCCCGGGGGCGGCCCCATGGGCGGCGGCCCGGGCGGGGGGCCGGCCGGCGGGAGCGCCCCCGGCGGGAGGCCCGGGGGCCCGCCGGGGATAGGCGGCGGCGGCCCGAGGCCGGGCGGAGGCGCTCCCGGCGGCGGCCCGGGCATGCCGGGCGGCCCGCCGGGGGGCGCCAGCGTCGCCATGCTTTGCGCGAGCGCTTGCGCCTCGGCGGCTATCTGCAAGCCGATATGCTGGTGCACATGCGTTTCAAGCCCAAGCCGCGCGTCGTCGGAAAGCGTGTCGCTCTCGAGCAAATGTTGATGCCCTTGCACATGCGCCGTGTGGTCATCTTGCGGCGACACGCGGAGCTCGCCGGCGCGGTTGACGCGCGCAAGCGCGTTTTCCCAGCGCCAATCATTCGGCGCCAAGTCGGCCGTTTTGATAACCCGGTCGGCGTCGGGCAAGCCGAGCCCGACCGACCAAAACGTGCGCAGGATATACGGCCAATCGACCGTGACGCCTTGCGCCGCGAGCTGGTCTTGCGGGACTTGCGTCATGAGCGCGATGCCTTGCACCATTTGTTGCGCGCGCACTTGTTGGTTGAGCGCGTTGGTCGTCCCGAGCCATTCCCATTCATATTCGCCGACCAAGTCGGCGACCGTGATCGGATGTTCGACGAGCTCGAGGCCGTCGGCCCCGGCAACTTTCAAGATAATGTCGCGGTCGAGGCACTGTTGCGTGAGAATGTCGCTCCGCTCGAGGAGCGGTACCATGACGTCATCCTCGAGGTCTTCAATGACGGCACGGATATCGACCGCCGAATCGGCGAGCTGTGCGGCGAGCCCGGCCGAATCTTGCGCCGGGGCTTGCTGCGCCGGCGCCATCGGGCGCGCCGGCGTCGGCGCCACGAGCGTATCGGCGAGCCCGATATACCCTTGCACGGCGCCAAAGCCGGCGGTGGCGGCCCCTTGCGGCGGCGTCGTGAATTGCACGCCGGCGGGATTGGCGAGCCACTTGGCGCCCGGCGCCATGCGCAGCGACGTCGGATCCTGTACCGCGCCGATATCGACGACCGCAATCGGGTTGGTTGACCAGACAAACGCGTCGCCCGATTGGTTCCCGAGGTCGTTCACGAAATACTGCATGTAATCGAACAGCTCGCACAAGCCGCGGCCGTAAAATTCTTCCGGTATCTGCTGAAAGCGGCCAACGAGCCATTGCGTACCGCCGTGGAAAAATGGCCGCTTTTGCACGCGCAACGGAACCTCGTCGGCGCCGAGCGTGACGAGATAGCGCGCCGGCTCCTCCTCCTCGAGGTCGACCGTCCACACGCATTCGGTCACGTCGAGCGGGCGGAGCGCCGCAGGCACGTTAAAATCAAGCGGCGCCGTGAATCCCTTATCCGCTAACCGAATCGCGAGCGCGTCGTATTTCTCGGGATTGCGCCCGGCTTGCCCGCCCGTGCGCCCGGCAATCGCTTGGTCGTAGAGGTCGACGAGCTCGTCGACGCCCTCATACACGTTGCCGGCTTTCGGGTCGCTCGGGTCGAGCGGCTTCCTTGCCAGCGCATAGACACGGCTCCGCGGCACGCAACGGTCCTCAAAGGCGAGCGTGCACTCATCCAAGCCGGCGGCCGTCGGCGGCCACACGTAGAACGCGAACAGGTCGACCGGCTCAAACGTGGGCCCCAAAAAGTCGGCGACTTTCTCGACTTGCGCAATCGTTTTGCCCGACGGCGTGCCGTCGTCGTCGAGGACGTCGCGCAAGACCGTTTGGTCATGCTCGACGGCGCGCCACACGTTGCGCACGGGCGACGTGCCATACATGACAAGCTGGCGGAGCCACGGGAGCGCGTGTTTCCGGAGCCGCATGTGGCGGCGCATCCAATACTTTTGGAGCGCCACTTTTGCCGGCACGCGCGCCTCAAAATCTTCCCGCAACGCCTTGCACGCAAACCAGTCCTGGTCGGGGAAGAGGTCGCGTTTCAAGCGCGTGACCCATTGCTCTATCCACCGCCGGCCGACCGGGAAATACGCATTCGAGCGCCCGATGTAGCCTTGGCGATCGTGCCGCACGCTCCATATGCGGTAGTAGCGCAACCAACGCTCGCGCAAGACGCCGTTGCGCTCTTGCCGCGTGCGGCGCACGAGCGGCACGAGCTCGTTGCGCACGCGCGCCTCGATTTGCGGGTCGAGGACAAGATTTTTCGGCGCGTCGCCACGTGCCGGCGAGAGTGTCGCCGCCGCCGCTCCTCCTCGAGCTCCGCGCGCCATCCCGTTAGCCTCGGGCCGGCCCGTGTAGCGGGCGCCCCCCCCTGCCGTCAATGTCCCGTGCGGCGGTGCGCATCGTACCAGCGCCGAAACGCCGCGGCGTTGCACGCGCGGCAATAGCGCCCACGGCGCCGCCCGCGGGCCCGCCATCCGTTGAGCGGCCCGTGCCCGTGGCGGCACAGCGGGACCTCGAGCACCGGCGGGAGCTCGGCGCGGAGCCGCTCAAGCGCCGCCTCGCTCACCATGCGCAATCGGCGCGTGCGATCGCTTGTAGCTTGAGCATCCATTCCGAGCTCGTGCCTTGCAGGTTGTCGTGCAAGTAGCGGGCGGCGTCGACGGCGTCTTTATAGGGATGCGTCGGCATCGGTTTGCCGGTTTTCGGATGGCGCGCAAAGCCGCCGCTTAACGCGCTATGGAGAATCGGGCACCGCGGGTCGACGATGAGCGCGGGGCTCGGGAGCTCCTCGCCGGGAATGCGCACGCGGCGGAGGAGCCGGTCACGGAGGTTATTGTACGACGTGTCACTGTTGCGCGCGAAGGTTTGCAGCACAATCCCGTGCTTCAACAGCACGGCGCGAATCGAGCCGAGCTCCATCTCGTGCAACGCCTCGGGGTCGCCGGCGTCAAAGCAATTCGCGCCCGGGCCGACGAGCTCAATCGTCATGGCCTTGGTCGCCTCAATCTGACTCGTCAAATTGCTGTGCTCGAGCACGAGCTCGCCGACAAAGCCGAGCCGCCCATGCACGTCGAGCTGCGCAAAGAGCGTCACGGGGCACACTTGCCCAAAATCCCACCCGCGCAAGAGCCG